GGACCACCGGGCCGCCAGACCTTGCTACCCGTCCGCTTCCGGGTCCGCGCCGTGTCCTTCTTGGCGCACGCGTCACAGGTCCGCATGTAGTGCTCGCGCGGCTTGCCGCACCGAACACAGCGGCCCGTCGCGAGCATGCGATCGGCCCAGATGTGGCCCTTCCCTGGCGTCACTCATCCTCCGGGAAGGCGAAGTCGAGATCATTGGTCGCGGAGGGGTCGGGCCCAGTCTGCCGTAGCGGGCGATCAGGATCGGCGAGCCGCTCCCGCGCAAACTGGTCGGGATTGTTCGTCCCATCCCAGACGTCAGCATCGGAGAAGGCCTGATCTGCCGTGATAACCGGCTCCTCATCACAGCGACACCGGCAGACCTGCTTCGCGCTCGCGGTGGGATCGTGCGGGTGCATCAATTGCTCGTCACCAATGTCGTACGGCTCGTCAATCGCGCGCAACTGCCCGTGCGCCTCGAAGTGATCTTCACGCGCTTCCCCGTCGAGCGTAGAAATCCAGCGCTTGAACGGTACGCCCGATGCCGAGTACGTGATCCAGCTCGCCTCGCTCACGATCGACGCCGATTCAGTGACGGCCAACAATTCAGAGCGCGCTTTCGTCAACCAGTCGAACTCGCCCCGTAACGTGCGTGCGACTTCAAACGGCCCCTTGCCCTGGAAATAGAACTCCTCGGCGAGTACCGTCTTCAATCGCTCGAAGACGTCATCGGCCACGTTCCCGGCGAGGAGGTTCGCTCGCTGTGCCAGGGCTTCGGCCACAGCCGGGCTCTCTAGGCGAAAGGCTCCCCGTACGCCCAGCGCCCGACGCGCGGCCGTGCCCCCCACCTCGAACATATCGACGTAGGCGTCATCCAGCGATTCCGCAATCGCCAACCGGAAGACGTCTTCATCGTCGGCCATGAGGGAGCCCACGGCCTTCAGCTCATCCAGCTCGAAGATCCCTTGCAACTGGCGGGTGCGCTCGGGGCCCAGTGGCCGGCCGCCCCGACCGACTGGGCCCTTTGCGCGTTTCGCCTCGGCCGACAGACGTCGAGTCGCGTCGCGGTGGAGCCGTTCCAGAGTCCCAGAGCGAGAGAGGATCCGGGTGACAGCTGCCGCCGTCCGCGAGAAGTCCCGATTCAACGCCTGACGCAGGGCACGTGCCGGCCGGACAAGGGATGTCGGCCGACGCAGCCGGGGCGAATCCAAAGAGGGCGGCTCGGGTAAGCGGCGCGCCGCGGAGCGAGTGGACACGACTATCGCCGATCCCCGAGCCACGTTATTTGCCGTCCCCGACCGGCACCGTTTCGTATGGGGTGCCATCCAGCGCGCAGCCGTCGGGGGGATCAACCGTCAGCGCCTTAATCTCGCGCGCGATTTGAAGGCAAACGGCGTTTTGGAATAGTGGGTTAGGGTCTAGGTAGCCCATTCTCTTTTCATCGTATAGGGCCTCAACGAACGATGCGATCATGGTCTGTACTTGCAGTGCGGACTCATGCGCGCAGCGATTACAGCACCATTTCCCATTCACGTGTTCCATCTAGTTCTCCGACTGTTCGAGAGCACTGGGCAAGTCTTGGACGGTAGGCATCCGTACTCCGATCACCTTGCCCTCCGAATCGACCTCGCGCTTCGCGAGCCCGCGGTTCTCCCAATGCTCGACGATCCGCCGCCAGCCTTCGATGTAGAGCCGCTTATCGTGCTTCCCCGACGCGGGATCGATCTTCATATCGATCACGGCAAAGGCGCGCCCGTGCGTTCCCGAAGCGTAGGGCGGTTCGAGCCCCAGGAGCCAGCCGCACCCGCGCCCGTCGCCGATGAATGGCGGCTCATCGGCCTCGCAGATCGCCATCGCGTATTCCTTGGGTGCCGAGAAGTTGATCTTGCACTTGGGGCAGATAAGCGCCATGAGCTTCTGCTCGCGCCGTTCGGGTGCAGCACTGGGCGGTGTCCAGAGCTGGCGCCGGAAGCGGGGATCAGGGCTGAGATCCATACCACCGTGCTACCGGTATCGTTTGCAGCATGATCGTCGTGCGATGGCCAGGGATCTTGAGATCCAGCGTCGGCAAGAGCGCTATCGCTTCAACGATCTCCTCCCGGTACTTGACCGGATAACGCTTCTTGAGCCACGGCGGACACCAGCGCTCCTTGACCGCATCCCACCACGTCAACGGCGCCTTGAACCGACACCATTCGTTCTTCTGGCCGAGTACCGTCGCCCGTAGCTCGTAGATCTGGTGCTGCATAGCACTTTCGCGGAGATACGAGACTTCGGTTTCCACCCCGGACAGATCAGAGAACGCCGTTCGGAGTGCCAGCCGAATCTTCTCGACTTCAACCCGCTTGGCTTCTGGAAGGAGATCGTAATCGGCGATGTCTGTCATGGTTGCTTACCGTTCCCCGCTGGCAGCTCCGGCCGGCGTGGGGCCACGCGATCACTGACTCGCGTCGTTCCCTGCCGTAGCCGTGTCAACGCGTCCTCCGGTGACTGGCGACTATCGCCGCCACCGAGCCCGAACATGCCGGCAATTCTGGATAGCGTCCCCGAGCGCTGGCCGGGGAGTGTCATGGCACTCCCCGCGTCTCCACCCGCACGCGCGAGAAGCCCAGCCGTTTGCAGATCAAGCAACCGGATCGGGATCGTCGCTTCCTCCGAGTCATCGGGCGGGAAGTCGAGGTGCTTGACGATCATCGAGGCCCACGCGCGAATGTCATTGATCGAGAGCGCCCCCGTAGACGCGACCCCTACGAGCATCGACACTTCCCGCTGCTCGTCGAGAATGTCGATCTCGTCGTACTTGAAATCCACGGCCATGAACCCAAGCTCGTCGAGGATCAGGTCAAAGAAGGCCTCAAGCACCGCTTGCTCGGGGTCGATCTGCGAACGCTTGTAGGTCTCGTCCTGCGATTCCCCCGATCCCGTGCCTAGACTCGCCGTCTCGTTGATCCCGAGCTTCGAGGGCTGCATTCCGTACACATGGATGATGTTGTCGCGGTTCGCGATCTGGTAGCCCGACCACTCCTGATCGCTGGGCTCCCCGCCGAGCTTCTCGAAGACCACATCGTAGCCGTCGATCGGGACCCGGAGCGTCAAGGTGCGGTGATCCTCGCCCTCGATCATGTATTTCATGTGCTCTTCGATCGTGTTCTGGATCCGGTCAATGATGTTCTCGCGGGTATCAGGATCCGAGAACGCAGCCGAAGAGGCCTTGATCATCACGAGCCAATCGGGCATCCCGCGGTTCACGAAAAAGCGCACGTTTCTATTGCTCGCGAAGATGTTGCCGACGAGCGAATTGAAGGCCGAGACAATCGGCGGGATACCGTAGTAGCGCTCGCGCGGGTGGTAGATCTTGAAGTCCGTCAGCTCGCGCTTCAAGTCGCCGACCCGCTGCCCTGGGCCCGGTAGCTCGCCCGGCCCGAACGCGCCTTGGATCGTCATCGCTTCCTCGCGGCTCACGTAAGCCCACGGGGTTTCGGATTGCAGGGTCACGGGATCAATCGGCTGGATCTCTGCGCCGAAGCGGCGGAAGAAGGCCGCGGGTCGGCCCATTTCGTCCAGCTGCAAGAAGGTCCGGCCATCGAGCCCGCGACGGATCAAGCGCGAGGGGATGTGAATCAATTGTGCTGGCTTGCCCTGCTCATCGCGCACGATCTCGTTATGCGCGTTCCCCGTTGCCTTCCGATCCTTGACGAGGAACTGCGAGAAGGTGGTCAGTGACACGTGCTGCGCGTCGAAGTCGTAGGTCATCCGGTCGAGCATCCGCTCGGCGATCAGGCGCTGTTCCTTGGCCGCCGTATCGTCGCCCGTCGAGGGATTGCCGGGGCTCGTATCGGGGGCCCCTTCGGCAGCATCGATCAGCGACCAGCCCGAGCAGGCGTCGAGGGCGAACTGCCGGATGATCGAGTCATAGGTGTCCGACTCGTAGAGCATGTCCGTCAGGCGGTCGAGATCGAAGGGCGGGGTCGCGTACTGGCCAAGGAGCGCTTCCTCGTACTGGCTCGGATCGGCGCGGGAGACGCGCCCGGGCGGGGCGTCGGCCTTCGACTGCGCGGCCTGGCTCGCGCGGTGTGCGTCCCGGATCGTGCCCTGCGAGCGAAGCCCCATCAGCGGGAAGGATTTGGGGATCGTCGAGTATTGCTCGGTCCCGATCGAGCGAGTGGAGACCGAGCGCGCTTCGAGTCCCGTCCCGGGGGCAGGGGCGAGTGCGCCGCGCCGGGCAAGCTCATCCGTGTTCGGTTCAAGGATCGGCGGAGCGGGTGGCGGGGGAGCCGCAGGGGCGAGCCCTCGGGTGATCACTTAAAGTCTCCTTCCTGCGGGCCGGCGTCCACGAGATAGGCCGCGATGTTGGCGCGTGCCTTCCACTCGGCCGACACGTCACGGATCGTCATCTGAAGCACCGTCTCCCTGACGCGCGCGGGGTCCATCCCATCGTTGAGCCGACTGAAGTCGATCTTGCCGCCCGATTCGCGTGCCATGGCTACGGCCCCGTCCTCCAGCCCGGCGCGGGCCCGGGGCCAGGGTGGACGAGGAGCGCTGCCAGGTCCATCGGCTCGACCGGAGCGCCCAGCCGGTCCCGATCCAGGGCTAGGATCTGGACGGCCGCTTCGCCTCCCCATATCGGCCAGAACCCCTGCGGGATCTGGTCCTGGTCGGGCGGCGGTTGTGCAAGGGCGCCGAGCTGCCTGGCATCGCCCTGCCAATATCGCGGGGTCGCGAGTTGGACTAGGAATGCGCGGGCCAGCCGCATGTCACGATAGGGATTGCTCGGCCCGTTCGGCTCGCCCAGATCCCGCGCCACGCCGTTCTCGTCAGTCCACGCCCCCTTAGGCTTCACCTTCCGATAGCGCTCGATCGCGACTACCAGATCAACGGCGGCCTGCCCGAGAGCCGCCCGGGCCTCGTCCTCGGGAG